GCCAATATGATCTCAAATGAGGTCTTTATTGACAGTGCAACTCTTAGAGAAAACGTTGTTGCACTCGCTAGAAACATTGGATATGTGCCAAGATCCAAAAAAGCAGCAACTGCAAGAATAAATTTTACTGTAGAACCAGGAATTTCCCCTCCACCAACGACAATTACTCTAAAAAAAGGGCCAGTTGTCGGTTCTAGTGCATTTGGAGGTCAATCTTTCGTTTTTGGTGTTACAAAAGACGTTACAAAGACTGTAGTTGATGGTGTTGCCTCATTTTTAGAGGTAGATGTAAAAGAAGGCACTGTAGTTGATCAAAAATTCCCATATTCTACAAATAATATCAATCAAAGGTTCATTTTATCGAATGCAGGGATTGATTTAAGCACTTTAGAGGTCTATGTAAGACCAAGTTCGACTTCTTCACTACTTTCAAGTTATACAAGGCAAGATAGTTTGTTTGATGCGGTTACAGGAAGTTCAATAACGGGCGATTCTCTCATTTATTACATTCAAGAGATCGAAGATGAGCAATATGAGATCATTTTTGGTGATGGAATCTTTGGAAAAGCACTTGCAGATGGAAATATTGTAGAAGTTTCTTATATTATATCAAATGGATCAGATGCAAACGGTATTAGTAATTTAAGTTTTAGTGGAAAATGCACTTATACTCGAAATGCAGTCGAAAACACCATAACTAGTGGTATTTCACTCGTAACAGCTGATAATCCCTCTAGTGGTGGAGATGAAATTGAGAGTGTTGACTCTGTTAAAAAGTTTGCACCACAGATTTATAGCACTCAAAACCGTGCTTTGACCTCAAATGACTATGAAATACTAATTCCCAATAAAATTTACCCAGAAACTGAGTCAATTTCAGTTTATGGTGGTGAAGAATTAGTTCCTCCACAGTATGGAAAGGTATTTATTAGCATAAAACCAAGAACTGGAGACTTTGTTCCCAATGCAATTAAGGAAAATATAAAAAGAGACCTCAGAAAATACTCTGTAGCAGGAATTGTGCCCGAAATACTCGATCTCAAGTATCTCTACCTTGAGACTGACAGTAATGTTTACTATAATACGAGTCTTGCACCCAATGCAACGATGGTTTCATCAACAATTTTGAACAATATTAACAAATTAGCTGCATCTGCAGAGTTAAATAAGTATGGAGCACGATTCAAATACAGTAAATTCCTTAAAGTTATTGATCAAAGTCACGAATCTGTGACTTCCAACGTCACAACAGTCGAAATGAGACGCGATTTAAGGTTAGCTATCGATCAATTTGCCGAATATGCCATAGATTTTGGTAATCAATTTCATGTTTCATCTATGGATGGGTTTAATATTCGCTCTACTGCCTTTAGAGTGTTGGATATTAGTAATGAAGTTTACCTTTATGACCTTCCAAACACTGATAAAAAGACAGGATCACTTGGTTTATTCTCTTTAGATGCACCAGGTTCAACAACTCCAATGATTGAACGATCAAATGTGGGTGTTATTAACTATAATACTGGTAGAATGACTCTTAACCCTATCAATATTGTTTCAGGTAAGACAAAAGATGCTCAACAAATTATGGAAATTTCTGTTGTTCCCGAATCAAATGATGTAATTGGATTACAGGATCTATATTTACAACTAGATACTAGTACCGTAGAGATGGTTGTTGATGAAATTGCATCAGGTGCAGACCCATCAGGATCAACATATACAGTTACATCAAGTTATACAGACAGAAAGATCGTAAGATAACACATGACCGATAAAAGAGTTCAAATTAATAAGGTTGTCAAAGAACAACTTCCTTCTTATGTGAAGGATGACAGCCCTTTAGTCGGTGAATTTTTAAGTGCATATTATCAAGGGCAAGAATATCAGGGTGGCCCAATCGATATAATCAATAATTTAGATTCTTATATACAATTAAACAAATCAGGCACTCTAGTCGGTCTCACGACCCTCTCAAGTGCTGTTGGCCAATTTGATCAAACTATATCTGTAAAGGATACAACTGGATTTCCTGAAAATTATGGTCTATTAAAAATAGATAATGAGATAATAACATATACTGGATTAACAACAAATTCATTTACTGGGTGTATTCGTGGATTTAGTGGTATTACTTCATTTAGTAATCCTGATGAACCAGAGGAGTTTGTATTTTCTTCTTCTAAAGCAGCAACTCATGCAGTTGGTATTGGAACTAGTGGTGGTGTAGTTGAAAATTTAAGTACACTATTTTTACAAGAATTTTTAAAGAAGTCTAAAAAACAATTTTTACCTGGTTTTCAAAAAGATTTAAACTCTGCATTAAATCAACCACAGTTTATTCGCCATTCAAAAGATTTTTATAATTCAAGAGGAACAGACGAATCCTTTAAATTACTGTTCAAATCACTATACAATGAAGAAGTAGATATTGTTAGACCTGCCGATTATGTAATTTCACCATCTGATGCAAATTACAGAAAAACTCGTGACATAATAGTTGAAGCAATACAAGGTGATCCTATGGATCTAGAGAATAGAACACTATTCCAAGATCCTATAGAGAATCTATCTAGAGCGTATGGCCCTGTTTCAATGGTTGAAAGAGTAAGGGTTGGTCTTTTAACAGAAACATATTATAAAGTTAGTATTGATGCTTCTTTTGGAACAGGTAGTTCTGATGAATTACTTTATGGTAATTTCGCTATTCATGCTAATTCTAAAAACGTTGGATCTGTTGGTGCAGCACAAACTTATATTGATGTTGATTCAACTATAGGTTTTCCTGATGAAGGAACTTTAACCTTCAAATATCAAAACGGAACTACAGGAATTTGCACATATGCAAGTACAAACGTTACTCAATTTTTAGGTATAAGCACAACTGGTATTACTACCACTATTAAGGATGCCACAGCGATTAAACAGAATACCTATGTTTATGCCTCTGGGAAAGCAAACAGCACTGCAGGGATCACTACAGACGGCATACGTTGCAGAATAACAGGTGTATTGAGTGGAGTAGAACTTCCAAATACTTTTTATCAAAGACAGGGTGCAAAGATAAAATTAAAGTCTTTAGGTAAGATTGCTAAAGTAACTGATTTTAAATCAAATAACTGGGTTTTTAACGTTCAACCAAAATATAATGTTGATACTATCACTTTACAAGACGCTTCAGGCCCAACCTATGAAGTTGTTACTAAAGATTTTCATAGGATAAGATTAAATGATACAATAACAGTTCAAACATCAACTGGAAATTTAGATGGTTCTTATACTGTCACTGATGTTTTGAGTAATGTTAAAATTAGAATGCAGGGATCTGCAATAAGTGATCTTACGGCAGTTCTTTCCATAACAAAAACACTTACTAAACCAAATTCAGATGGAAGTAGTGTCAATGATAATCATCAACATTTAAATGATTATACTGCAAATGTTCAGAATGTTTATATGCAGGAAGTTGGATATGCTCATACACTCTCTAAAATTAAAAATTTAATTGCATCTAACTGTATACCTTCTTATGGATCAGATCATAAATTAAATCCAAGTACACAAAAAATTAATTTATCTGGAACTTTTCAAGGTGGTCAAACTATCATTGGAATAACAACTGGTTCTAATGATCATAATTTCTTTAGTGGTGACGCTATTTACTATACACCACAAAAAAATGCTGCTGGTGGTATAGATAGTTTTCTCTTCAGCGAAGGATTATATTTTGTCGAAAGAATAAACTTAAATGATATAAGATTAGCAAAATCTAGATCAAACTTATATGATGGTAATTATACAAAGGTCTCAGAAACAACTGTTACCACAGACATTGTAAATAATACTTTTGAAAAATATGAGTTTCATAAAAAACAAATTTTACCTCAAAAACTGTTTAGAGAAATTGATATGCCAGTTTATGATGGTAAGAGATATAAAACAGAAATTGGATATAATGGTATCTTAATTAATGGTGTTGAAATACTAAGTTATAAGTCTCAAGATCTTTGTTATTATGGTGATATTAAATCTATAGACGTTACAGGTGGTGGAAGAAAGTATGATGTTATAAATCCACCTCAACTAGCAATTAACGATGGTGTAGGAGCAGGTGCGACTGGATATGTGGCAACTAGAGGTAATCTACAAGAAATACGAGTTCAAGAGCCAGGCTTTGATTATGTTGACGTTCCTAAAGTATCAATAAGTGGAGGAAATGGAACTGGTGCTGTAGCAGAGTGTAAAATGGTTACAGTTCCTTATCAGGTAGTATTTAATTCTGGTTCAGGATCTCAAACTGTTGCTATAACTACCACCATAGTTAAAAATTCTCTTGGAATTAATACAGAAGGTAACTATAATGTTGGATTTTTAACATACCATAAACTTAGAAATTATGAAAAAGTTATATATGATACTCTTGGAGAAAAGGCTTTATCTGGATTAAGCACTGGAGCAGTTTATTATGTTAATACAAATGCTCCTACTGGAATAACTACAATATCCAGTTGGTTGGATTATGACGGAGCAAAATGGTATCCAGAAAAAACAATTAGACTCCATAGAAATTTAGATGAAGCAGTCTCTGGTATTAACACAATATCATATACTGCTTTTGGTGAAGGAAACCATCAGTTTAGATCATTCGAGGGTAAATCACAAGTTGGTAGTATAAATGTATTAGAATCAGGTGAAGGATATGAAAATAAACTTAAAACATGTCAACCAACTGGTATTAATACTGCACTTGATATAATTACAATCAACAACCACGATTATAAGACAGGTGAGATTGTAACATATACTGCTGATCCTGATGGAACTGCAATAGGAGGTCTTTCAAACGATAAAAAATACTATGTTTATGTCGTAGATGGTAATACATTTAAATTATCAACAGTGGGTGTTGGTACCACTGCAAAAGACTTTTATCTTAGAACAAAACAATATGAAAACTTTACGTCAAGTGGAGTTGCAACTCATAGTTTTAATTATGATCCTATTGTCGTAAAAATTGAAGGTAAAGTCGGTATTAATTCTATTGAGGGTGATAATTTTCAATGTGTGCCTCAACCTATCTTTAGGGGTGAGGTAACATCCATTCATTTGACAGATGGTGGGGTTGGATACGGTGCTTCTGAGATACTTAATTTTAATAGACAACCTAGAGTTGACTTATACACTGGTGTAAGTGGAGAATTATTACCTGTTGTTGCCAATGGCCAAATTATTGACGTAGCGATTAATAATAGAGGCCAATCATATAATACTCCTCCAAGCATTTCAGTTACTGGTATTGGAACTGGTGCAGAATTAGTTCCAGAGATAGTAGATGGTCAAATTAGAAATGTTAAGATAGTTAAGGGTGGTATTGGATATGGTGCGTCTACAACATCATTAAATGTTGAATCTGCTGGTGAGTTTGCTATTTTTAATGTCAATCTTAAAACATGGCAAGTAAATGAAGTTAGAAAGAACTTTACTAATATAGATGATTCTGATGTATTCATAGAGAAACCAACCCAAATTGGTCTTGAGTTACAATGCTCACATGCATATGCACCAAGAGGGTTAAGAAAGATCGTATATCAAAATAACTCAGATGGTGATGCTTTATATGGTAGTAGAGATTTAACTTTATCAAGTGGTGAAGAGCAAGATAGAACACAACATTCACCTATTATTGGTTGGGCATATGATGGTCTTCCAATATATGGCCCATATGGATATGAGAAAAGCACTGGTGGATCAGTAACTCAACTTAATTCTGGATACTCTGTAGATTTAAAAACGAATAGACCTCCTACTAGCATTTTCCCACAAGAGTTTTTTGTCGAAGACTTTACATGGAATAGTAATACTGATGAGAGTTATCTTGATGAAAATAATGGAAGATATGGTATAACCCCAGAATATCCAAATGGAATATATGCATACTTTGCAACTCTTGAATCATCAATTACTGATGATTCCAGTGACCCATTTGATAACTTTAAGAAACCAAAATTCCCATACTTATTGGGTGAAAATTTCTGGGCACAACCAAATAAGTTTAATTTCTTGTCAAAAAATAATCAAGATCAAATTAATCTTAACAAAACTGATTGGGTAAGAAATACAGAACCATATGAATTACTTCAAGATGATAGTGCATATGATTATGTAAGTCAATCATACAAATATGTTACTCAAGAAGGGTCTATTGTATATGCCTCAGAAGGATCTGTAGAAAAAGTTGGTGTTGTTACTGGTGGAACTTCTTATCAAGTTGGTGATAAACTTGTGTTTGAAGAAAAAGTTGCTGAAAATTTTGAAACCGTTGGAAAGGTATCAAAAGTAAGAGGGCCTGGAATTGGAACTATTTCAGTTACCAATACAAAATTACAAAATGTAGAGTTTTATCCTGCTGAAGAAAGGGGTAGATTTGTTGGTGTTCATACAACTCCTTTAAATTTACAAAATGGAGATAAAGTTTATATTTCAGGAATATCAACCACAAATTCTAAAATTGGTGGTAAGTCTTACAATATTGGAATATCATCTTCAAAATTAATAGTATCTAAAGCTATACCAAAAATTTCTATTTCTGGGTTGGTTACATTCTTTAGTGTTCAAGGTAGATTACCTTCTCCAAACGCTAATCTCAACAATCTCAATTTAAGAGAGAATGATGTATTAAAAGTTGGTATTGGAACTCAGATGGAGGAGGTTAAAATTCTCAATATTGATGCTGCAAATTCTAGGATAAGAGTATTAAGAAATCAAAATAATTTAGATGATACTGTTGGTGCTGGAGTAGCTCATACTATTAGAACAACGATAGAAGAAGATCCTAGAAAGTTTAAAATAGACGTTGGGTTTAACACTACTTTTTCTAACGACATAGATTTTGAATATTATTTCAATCCAGTGGAATCTGTTGGTGTTGGAACTACTGCTGGGCCTGGAATTGGAACAACAGCAACAATTTTGAATCCTGGTGGTGGCCCAAATCAAATATTCTTACCTTCTAGATCTATACGTTTACCAAATCATAAATTCAAAACTGGAGATCAAGTAACTTATCAAAGAAATACGGGTAATGCACTAGGTATTGCAACTAATCGTGCTAGAGCTAATTTGTTTGATGTAGCAGATCGTCTTTCAGAAAATGTTCCTTTATTTGTTGCTAGATTAGGTGAAGATTTTATTGGATTATCTACAGTTAGAATCGGTTTAGCACAAACAACAGGTGGAGGCACAGATCCAGAGGATATATTTGTTGGTGTTGGAGCTAGTATTAAACATCAAAGTTTAATATATTTTACTGGTATTGGAACTGGTCAATATCATAGTTTAAAAAGAAGTTATGATAATACTGTAAAAGGATCCATAGAGAAAAATTTAATTACTGTATCAGCAGCAAGTAGTCATGGATTGTCACATAATGATCGAGTCTTCTTAACTGTTAACGCTGGAATTACTACAACAGTTCCTATTAAGTATAATACTGCAAATAGAAAATTAATTGCTAGAGAATTAGATTTTGTAGCAGCTGGTGTTAATACTTCAGGATCTATAACTGGTAATCAAAATACAATTACTATAGCAAGTCATGAAATGATTACTGGTCAAAGAGTAATTCATACTGCAACTACGTCTGTGGGTGGATTGACTGATAATGAAGAATATTTCGTATATGTGGTTGATAAAGATACAATTAAACTATGTGGTAGTAGATTTCAAACAAAACAAAGTAGACCTGTATTTGTTCCATTAGATGTATCCGCAGTTGGTGCTGCAGGAACATTAGGTCTTGTTAATCCACCACTAGAGTTTTATAAAAATGGAACTATAACATTTGATCTATCCGACTCATCATTATCATTTACTAAGGTTGCAGATACTTTACCTGCTTTTGGTTTAGAACTTTATACTGACTACAATTTTATTCATGAATATACATCAAATGAACAATCATCTACATTCAATATAAGTAGAACTGGAACTGTTGGTATCGATGGTAAATTAATATTAACCTATAATCAAAATACTCCAAAAATACTTTATTACAACTTAGTTGCGAATACATCTTCTGATAATCCAGATATAAACAAAGAACTTGTTTTGGATAGAGAAATTATAGGAAATAATTCAATATCATTTAGAGATAGTCGTTATGCAGGTCAGTTTAATATTCTTGCAAATACCACAAATACATTTACATATGATTTAAATAGATTTCCTGAAGAAGAATCATATACAAGTTCAAGCACAACTATATTAGATTATGATACCACATCTAAAACTGCATATGGCCCAATAGCAGCAGTTTCATTATCAGAAAAAGGTAAAGGATATACTAGATTACCTGGTGTTTCTACTGTGACATCTGCAACGGGATCTGGTGCTATTTTGGAGGCATCTAGTACATCTATTGGTGTTCCTAAAACTACAAAACTTGAAAGTATTGGTTTTGATTATCCATCAGACTTTACATTAAGACCCCAATCAAAATTACCTCAGATTATTAAAATATCAGCACTATCTGGTCTTAAATCTGTTGGTATCACTTCTTATGGTAAAGGATATAATCATCCACCAGCGTTAGTTCTTCTTGATGGTCTTACCAGAGCAAAAGATAATGATGCAGATTTGGCATATAATTTATCAACTCCTGATAGAGATGGATTTGTAGATATTATCGAAAACACTTTTGGATTATCTAACGTTACACCAATTATCGTTCCTGTTAATAATCCTAATGGAATTAGGGTAACGAATCTTGTTTATGATTCATCATCAGATACGGTTGCAGCAACTTTAAAAGTTGCTTATAGTTTAGCAGCAGAATTTCCTATAGAAATTGGTGATAAAGTATTGGTTGAAAATGCTAGTGTTGGAGTTGGATCTACAGGAAAAGGATATAATTCTGATCAATATGATTATAAAACTTTTGAAGTAACACAAGTTCACCAAAATCTAGGTAACGTTGGTGTTGTGACTTACAGTATGGGTGGAAATGTTCCAACTGGTGAAACACCTGGTAATTTTAATTCAACACTATCTTCTGCAGTGTTAGTAAGGGAAAGAGATTTTCCACAATTCTCTCCAGAATTACAACCTAACACATTTAATACAAAAGAAACATTAGTATCTGAAACTAGCGTTGGCCCTGTTTCTGGTATTGTTGCTGAGTATGATCCAGCAAGTCAATGGTTAACTATAGAAGCTTCTAGTGATTTTGAAGTTGGAAAATTAATAGAGTCTACTGTAACGGGTGCTAAAGGAACTGTATCTGATATAATTCTAACTTTTGATACTAATTTCTTAGTTGATTATTTCTCTATGGTTAATAATGGATGGGAATATGAAACAGGTTTCTTAAGTAATGTTCTACAAGTGACTCATGATAATGAATACTATCAAAGATTTGCATATGCGATTAAATCTAGAGTGTTTATGGATAAATGGAAAGACATTGTTAATAATTTAACTCATACTGCAGGATTCCAAAAATTTAGCAATTTACAATTAGAGTCTAATTTACCAGTTGCTAATAAAGCATCAATGGTTGTTGGAACTTCTGGAACTGTTACTGGTGTTATTGATTTAATGGGATATGAGAGTTTACATGAAATAAACAACTTTGATTTAGTTACAGAAAACTTAAAATCAAGATCTCCTGATGCTGGTAATTTATCTGACGAAATTACTTTTCAAAATCGTATTTTAATTGATTATGCAGAATCTGTTGGAAACAGAGTTGTTTCTATCGATAATATTAGTGGTGATTTTAATGATTTACCAAGAACAACAGCATTCTCTGAAGTGGGTAGATTTGATATTTCTGGTAATAAGGAAAATAGATTTATGGTATATGTGAAAGATAGATTATTTGAAGGTGAAAGACAATTAATGATGGTTAATGCATTATTTGATCCAATTAGTGGTCAATCTATGATTAATCAATATGGTCAAGTAGATACAATAAGAGATCTTGGATCTATGGATTCTACAGTTGATGGCAGTGAAGCAGTTCTTAGATTTTTCCCAAATAAGAGTGAGTTTAACAATTATAACGTAACAACACTTTCATATAACCTTAATGAACTTGGTCTTACAACTTCATTAACTGCTGGTGTATCAACTAGTATAGGAGCAGGATCAAATCCAGTAGGAGCTCTTGTTCATATAGGTGCTGCCACAACACTAGGGGGATCTGCTCATGGTGGTGGTGAAGTCATTGTGGCCACCGTAGGTAGTGCAACCACAACAGGGCTTCCAAGTGCTGCTGGTAAAGCACCATTTGAGATGTTCTGCCCAAGATCTGCTAAAACAATAGTTGCAATTGCAACGAGTGAGGGAACAGTTGAATATAATGAATTAAGTATGGTTATGCATCAAAGCAATGTAGGTTTAGGATCTACTGTTGCGTTTGAGCAATATGGTCAGTTAACCATTCATAATAGAAGAGATAATCTTGCTGCAGAACCATTAGGAACATTTAGACCACATATAGTTGGTCTCGGAACCACTGCACAAATTCAAATTGGATTTACTCCAAATGCGGGTATTGTAACTGCATTTATAAACTCTGTCACGATAGGAATATCATCCGAAACATACACAGGAATAGGAACAGTAAAACTAAAAAATGGATCTTTAATTGCACAATCAACAACTATACCATCCAGATCTTCACCATATCCTGTGGGTGTCGGTAGTTATGTTGAAGAATTCGATGCTGCATATGCAATAGTTCAAGTAAAAGATACTACAAACGATAGATACGAGTTTTCAGAAATCATGATGGTTGATGATGATACTCGTGTATTCATGACAGAATATGGAAATATTGTAACTGGAGCAGGTGTTAATGCAAATGCAACTGGTATAGGAACTATAGCTGGAAGAAGGGATGGATCAGACTGCTTTACAGAAATAACATTTGTTCCAAATGCAAATACTGCTGTTGAAGTTAAGACATTTATACATGCACTTAAATCAATTGAAGGCACAGATCCTAATGAAATAGAACTTCAATCTGGATCTATTCAAACCAAGTTTGATGTATATGAAGGAACTTTCTTTGGATCTAAGACTGGTTTCCCAATATTAAATGAAACTAATCAAATATTTAAGAAAGATTTTGATGGATCTAGTACCGATATCATAAACACAACAAATAATACAATTAGTATTCCAAACCATTTCTTTGTAACTGGTGAAGA